AAGTGCAACCATAGCCGTTGAGGTGCGAGTAAGTGAATTGATGCCCGAACAAAAAATTGCGGAGTTTCTTATTGGACTCATCAAGATGCACAACCTTGTGTTTGTACCCGTAAGCAATTCGGAGTTCTCGGTATATCAACTTGATGACTACTATGCCAATAGCATTGACCAGGAATGGGATCAGTATTTGGATATTTCAGAAACGAGCGTAGTCCGCCCCGAAATTTATCGCAGAATTCAATTCAATTACCAAGAGGCGGGTGCTATTCTTGGAGAGGAATATCGTTTACAAAATGGCGTTGGTTATGGAGATCTCCGGGCTGACTTTGATTTTGATGGGGAGGAATTCATCATTGAATTGCCCTTTGAGCAGTTGATGTGGGAACGACCTCAAGATGAGGAAAACAATACCCAATGCGAAAAGATTTTGATTGGCAAGTCCATTGACCGAAACCTTGAATCTTATGTGGGTACACCTATGCTATTCTATGCAACGAGTACATTTGAACTTAATGGTGCGGAGGGAACACTTGGATTTATTGATGAGAGTTCCATTATTACCAATTTGAATACTGTTTGGTATTGCAACACTTCAAGCCGATATGATGTCAATGATGAAACAACATTCTCTACCAACTTCGGAGGGGACATTGATGCATATTTTCTTCAAGCGGTAAGCAATGGATTGTATCAAGTGTACTGGTATGACTACACGGTTGACCTTTACAAAACACAGCGAAGATTGGTGAACATCTCTGCTTGGTTGCCGATTGGAAAGATTTACAATCTTGCTTTAAACAACAAGATTATTTGGAGAAACGAAAAATGGATCATCAACTCCGCAAATGTCAATTTGACCACGGGGCAAACGAGATTCGAATTACTGAACGATGTATGAGTAGGGGCTATATAAGTTATTTAATTGAGATGCTCAATGCGGATGATTACTTCAATGAGTCGGAGAACATTGAGATTGCAAAAGGAAAATATCTGCTTCCCTCTAATTGGGAAGATGGAAAGAAAATAATACGCAGAAAATGGCAGAGCAAGTCGATGTAAAGATCAACATCATAACCACGGAGAATCCACCCCTTGCAAGTATTGAAAGTGCAACGGAGGGGATTGCTGATGCTGCGAGTAGTGCCTCGGATTCGTTTGAGGATTTAGGGAATAACGCTCAAGCAGCAAGTGGGAACATTGGAAAGATCAAGGGAGTACTCGGGCCAATCAAAGGATTGATTAGCCAACTAACAGGAGGCATCTCGGATGGTTTTTTCCAGGCATTCCAGGCCATCAAAGCGGCATCTCTTGGACTAAAAGGATTCAAATTGGCTCTCGCTGCAACGGGAATCGGTGCTGCTATCGCTGCACTTGGATTCCTTGCGGAAGCATTGATGAAATCACGCCAGGCAGCAAAGGCAGCAGAAGAAACACTCAAGAATCTGAATGATCAATTCAAAGTTTCGAATGCTAACATCATTCAAAATGCACAAGGCATCCAGGCGTTAAGTTCTGCATATGAAAAAGGGGAGTTAAACCAAAGCCAATATATTGCCGGACTTGCTGAATTGGGAATCACGATTGATGCGAATAACCTCAAGACAAAGAATTCCATCGATCAAATCAATGAACTTGCGGGACTCAATGGGATGCTCGGGAATATCCAGGCACAAAGAGCGAAGCAAGAGGCATTACTTGCAGAGGCGGTAAAGCAAGGGAATAGCGAACAAATCCGATCTCTACAAGAACAAATCACTACCCTGGATGTAAGCATCGCTAAAGTTGCGGGAAGGAGAAAGGAAATACTTGACTTCTTCGAGAAGCAAAAGCAAGTTGATGAAAAGTTCAAGGCAGAGCAAACCAATATCCCCGCATATTTCAATGCTGTCCAGGTAGAGGCAGAAACCCTCCTGGAGGTAATCTTTGGATCGAAGGCCGATCTTGACAAGAAAATTGAGGCGTTTGGAGAGAATGTGTCAAAGGGTATTCAAAGACAATTACCCATCACAAAAGATGCTGCGGAGGAACAGTTGGCTTCGTTTTCAGATTACCTCAATAATTTAAGCAGAAATACATCTGCCTTTTTTGACGGAGAACAAGGAAAGGCGATATCCGCTTCTTTGGCTACGGCAGCGACATTCACTAAAACCCTTTCAGATGCTCAAGATGTTTCATCGAGAGAAGCATTTGAGAGTGCGAAGAAATACAAGATTGCATCGGTAATCACCTCGGCATTGCAATCTTCCTTCGAGGCGTATGGTTCAGCACAACAATTTGGCCCGGTATTGGGGCCGATATTGGGTGCAGCGCAAGTGGCTGCAATCGCTATTGCATCAAATAAAGCAATCCAGGACATCAAGGGATCAACTTTTGACTCTCCCTCTTCTCCTCAATTAAGTACTCCACCTGCCCCCGCAGGAGCGCAACCACAATTCAACATTGTTGGACAAGGAGGAATCAATCAACTTGCTGCAAGTGTTGGAAGGCAAAACCGACAACCAATCCGGGCGTATGTTGTTGGAGGGGATGTAACGACCTCACAAGAATTGGAACGCCGTAGAATAAGAACCGCAACATTCGGATAAAATGAAACTAATTGAACTAATCATTGATGAAAATGAATTCCTCTCGGGAATCAATGCGATTTCCCTGGTGGAATATCCCGCCATTGAGGAGGACTTCATTGCTCTAAATTCAGCGAAGAAAGTAGAATTCGCCACCCAAAACGAAGAGAAACGGATCTTGATGGGAGCAGCACTTGTACCCAACAAACCTATCTATCGGAAGAATGGAGAGGATGAATTCTATGTGTACTTTACAAAAGACACCATCCGGAAGGCATCGGAGATGTTTTTTCAGAATGGAAACCAAAACAATTCCACTCTTGAACACGAAGTGGATCTCAAGGGGTTGAGTGTTGTGGAGTCCTGGATCATCGAGGATGAGGAATATGACAAGAGCAAGAAGTATGGACTCGAATTGCCCGTAGGCACTTGGATGGTTTCAATGAAGGTGAACAACGAGGACATTTGGGAGAATTATGTGAAGAATGGAAAGGTGAAGGGTTTTTCCATTGAAGGGTACTTTGCCGACAAGATCAATATGAGCAAGAGTCCATTAGAGGACATTGAAGAGCAAGAGGCAGCATTGATCCTTTCTTCTATTGTGGGAATCATCAAGAATGACAAGCGACTCAAAAAGGGAAAGCGGGTTGAGATGGAATCTTACTCGGACTACCCGGATGCAGTCAAGAATAATGCGAAGCGGGGGATTGAATTGAATGAGAAGAATGATAACAAGTGTGCTACGGATGTGGGCAAGATCCGAGGACAACAACTCGCACAAGGGAAGCCATTGAGCGTAGAAACCATCTCTCGGATGCATTCCTATCTCTCCAGGGCAGAAACTTATTATGATGAGGGAGATTCCTCGGCTTGTGGTACGATCTCTTATCTCTTGTGGGGAGGAAAAGCGGGAAAGCGTTGGGCAGAATCTAAATTGAAAGAATTGGGCAAATTATGAGTACAATACTGAATACTGCCATCAAGGTTCAAACGGATGTAATCACCGATGCGGAGCGTTTAACTTATGCCATTGAGGATGGATCCATTGTCCAAACGGAAACGGGATATTGGGTTGTACAAGGCGGTCAATGGAGGCTCTTGTCTATTGGTGCATTAGCCCCAAGTGGCTGGGTGCGTTGGGATGATAGTCAATACACTTCAAGCAACAAACTAACCATTGGGATAGGAACAACGGCAACATTGCCCAATAACGCCAATACCATTACGAGTTATGCAATCACCCCAACGGATTTATACAATCCCTCCACAAAGCGTGTATTCGGCTTAAACGAGAACGACACCTATCTCTGCACTATTGTTTTCAAGATGAGTGCGCCCAATGCTAACCAAACCTATGGACAGTTGAAATTAGAGGGTGGTAACGGAACGCCTTATGAGCGTTTGTCGGCAACTGTAACCTTTCCAAAGGGTAACGCCGTAGACCACGACTTCCACGAAGTTTTCCAATACTACACGGATGCGGACTTTGTAACCAACGGCAACTATTGGAGTTTAACCGCAGTCGGTGGAGATATTGAGATTTGGGATGTCATTATGTTTATTCAATCAGTACAATTACGATGAAGAAAGAACCTACACCATCAAGATCATCTCCCAAGGGATCAAAAAGAGGGTGCTTGTGTTGGGATAAGGGAACATACTCAAAGAAGTGTTGTGATGGATCTTTGAGGGCACAAGGCATCGGATCTATTGTCTATGTTCCGGAGTAAAAATGTAACATTCGACCGACAAGCGGTCATTTAATTGAAAGCAATTCTATTATGAAGGCACAAAGCGTATTGAACAGAATCTTGACCGAACTCGCACAAATCCGCAAGGTAGAGTTCGCTCAAATGAACCTGGAGAATGGAACCGTTCTTGAGGCAGAAGAATTCGCTCCCGAAAATGAGGTTTTTATCCTTTCCGGAGAAGAGCGTATCCCCGCACCCGTGGGAGAACACAAACTTGAAGATGGCCGAATCCTGGTAATCACCGAGGAGGGAATCATTGCCGAAATCAAGGAAGAGGAAGCCCCCGCTACTGAAGAAGTTGAAATGCAATCCGAGGAAGCCATTGCGGTTGCCGAGGAGGTTGCTTCTGAAGTTGCTGAAGAGGCATCTGATGCAATCACCGAAGAAGTATCTGCTGCTATTGAGGTTGCAGTTGCTGAAGCCCTTGTTCCCATCGTGGAGGAAGTTGCTGCGGAGATGAAGAAGATGCGTGAGGAGATGGCTGCTTACAAAACGGAGATGAGTGCAATGGAGAAGAAATTCTCTTCACAATCTGCTGCTAAAGCAATCAAACATTCCCCAAGCGTTAAAAACGAAACCAATGTCAAATTAGCATCCAAGCGTATTCCTACGGCTATGGATCGTGTATTGGCTAAACTCAAATAATTTTTACTTAATTTAGAAATGGCTACGACTACTTCCATTACTACTACTTACGCTGGTGAATTTGCCGGTAAGTACATCGCTGCTGCCCTTTTGAGTGCAGACACGATTGAAAAAGGCCTCATCGAGGTTATGCCCAATGTTCACTACAAGCAAGTGATTCAAAAAGTGGGTACTGATGACATCGTAAAAGATGCCACTTGTGATTTCACCCCTACCTCTACCTTGACACTCTCCGAGCGTGTTTTGACTGTTGAGGAGTTCCAGGTGAACTTGCAACTTTGCCGTAAGGACTTTTTGTCTACTTGGCAGGGCGCACAAATGGGTTATTCCGTTTACGATTCACTCCCCGCTGATTTCAGCGAGTTCTTGATTGCTCACGTGGCTTCTAAAGTTGCCCAACGCATCGAAACGAACATCTGGCAAGGTGTTAACGCTACTGCCGGTCAATTCGATGGCTTCCAAGCGTTGTTGGCTGCTGATGGTGATGTTGTTGATGTTACGGGTACTTCAGTTACTGCTGCAAACGTCATCACCGAATTGGGCAAGGTTGTAGATGCTATCCCCGCTGCCCTTTACGGCAAGGAGGACTTGACCATCTACGTTCCCCAGAATGTTGCAAAGGCTTACGTTCGCGCTTTGGGTGGATTCGGTGCAAGCGGTCTTGGTGCTAATGGTATCGAGAACAAAGGCACTATGTGGTATGGCTCCGAGCCCTTGTACTTTGACGGCATCCGTGTCGCTATGGTCAATGGTTTGGCTTCCAACAAAATGGTTGCTGCTCAATCTTCTAACTTGTTCTTCGGTTCGGGCTTGGCTTCTGACCGCAACGAGGTGAAGGTTCTTGATATGCAAAACCTTGACGGAAGCGACAACATTCGTGTGGTAATGCGCTTTACTGCGGGTGTACAACACGGAGTTGGTGCAGATATCGTTTACTACGCCTAATTCTTTGAATTGATTAACCTCAAGGGGGTGAGGGTTTTGCCCCGCCCCCTTTTTTATTTTAAACAGATATGAGTTGTTTACTTACAGCCGGTCGCACAATCCCTTGCAAGGATGTAGTTGGTGGAATTAAAGCCGTCTACTTCGTGAATTTTGGGGATATTACTGCGATCACCGAAGCAGCAGATGATGAGATTACCAATATGACTGGTACATTCTCTGCATACAAATATGATTTGAAGGGATCATCTTCATTTGAACAATCCTTCAATTCAAGCCGTGAGAACGGAACGACTTTCTTTGAACAAACCTTGAACTTGACTTTTTCCAAGTTGACCAAGGAGGACAACAAAGAATTGAAATTGATGGCCTATGGTCGGCCACAAGTTGTAGTCCTGGATTATAATGACAATGCCTTTTTGATGGGATCGAAGCACGGAGCAGAAGTTACGGGCGGAACTATCGTTACGGGTGCTGCTATGGGTGACTTGTCCGGATATACACTAACTTTGTCGGCTCAAGAGGTGAAACCTGCTAACTTTATTGCGGGAGTTGATTTGACAAATGCTGAAGAGGTATTTGCTGGAATGGCTGGGGCAACGGTGACTATCGTTCCTTAATCTTTTGGATCTTTTGGTTTGAGAGGGGGCTTTGCCCCCTTTCTTTTTGGAATAAAGTGTAGTGCTGCGGTTATTTAATTGAGATGCATATACTTCAAGAATCCGGATCATCACAAAACATTGTGATCATTCCAAGGTCATTCCCTGGAAGCGTTACCTTGCAACTGATTGATGAATCAAAGAACACAACGGCTACTCCATCGGTTAGCGTATCCTCTGCGGATGGTTTTATGACCATTTCCGGGGTTTTCTCCCTTGTGGATGGTAGATACTATGGGCTAAAGGTTTTTAGTGGCTCTACGCTGATTTATAGAGATAGAGTTTTCGTAACTTCACAAACTGAATTTGACAAGTACACAACAAACCAAGGGGTGTATACGGAGGAAACATCTTACAACAATGAATTCGTGATCTTATGAGCAACATCCATATTGTAAACCTATCGAGTTATACAACGCCCGAAATCAAGGAATACAACAACCGAGAGTGGGTTTCCTATGGTGAGGACAATGACTACTTTCAATTTCTGATTGATCGGTACAATGGCTCTCCCACAAACAACGCCATCATCAACGGAATTTCCGAATTGATTTACGGAAAAGGATTGGATGCTTCGGATTCGGGGCGTAAACCGGATGCGTATGCCCAAATGAAATCACTCTTCAAAAAGGATGATCTTCGCAAAGCAACATCCGATTTCAAGATGATGGGGCAATGTGCTTTCCAGGTAATCTACTCACAAGATCATCAGACAATCAATGAGGTTTACCATATGCCTATCGAAACCCTCCGGGCAGAGAAATGCAATGACGATGGGGAGATTGAGGCATACTACTATGCGAAGTCCTGGAGTGATGTGAATGCAAACAAAGAAACCCCCACTCGGATCCCGGCTTTCGGTTTCTCGAATGAGGGAATTGAAGTTTTGTACATCAAACCATATCGGGCGGGATTTTACTACTATTCTCCGGTGGATTACCAGGGAGGATTGCAATACTGCGAGTTAGAGGAAGAGGTAGCAAATTACCATCTCAATAACATCAAAAACGGAATGAGCCCTTCGATGTTGATCAACTTCAACAATGGAGTACCAACGGAAGAGGAGCGATATATCATCGAGAACAAGGTTGCGGAGAAATTCTCGGGATCATCCAATGCGGGAAAATTCATTCTTGCATTCAATGACAACAAAGAGTTGGCTGCTACCATTGAGCCAGTTCAGTTGAATGATGCATCTCAACAATACCAATTTCTTGCGGATGAGGCGATGCGGAAGATTATGGTTTCTCACCGTGTTACCTCTCCGATGCTATTGGGCATCAAAGACCAAAGCGGATTAGGAAACAATGCGGAGGAGTTGATGACTGCTTCTACTTTGTTTGACAACATCGTAATTCGCCCGATGCAAGAAACGATCCTGGATGGTATTGACAAGATCCTTTCTTACAATGACATCTCTTTGAATCTTTATTTCAAGACCCTTCAACCCATCGAATTTACGGATGCTGAAATTGTGGATTCAGCAACGATTGAAGAGGAAACGGGCGTTAAGGATACCGAAATCAAAACGGAGGTCAAATCAACAAGTGATCCGATGCGAGAGATAGACCCTCAAGCACAAGAGGAACTCATCCAAAAAGAGGCATCTTACAATGGAGCGCAGATTGCATCTTCTTTGCAGATTATGCAAGGAGTTAACGATGGCACTTTGTCGGTGGATCAAGCCATCACATTCCTGGTTCAGATGTTGCAGTTTGATCCCCAGGTGGCGAAAGCCCTTTTTGCGGGGAATTCTTCCGATGTGATTGCACAAATGAAATCCCATAAGTTCAAAGCGGGTATTCCGGATTTCAGCAAGGAACAAGAATCTGCGTGGTTAAAAGAACTGCGGGGAAAGGGTGAGGTCGTTGATTTAAATGAATGGGAACTCATCAGCGATGAGGTAGTCAACGACCCAGACAATGAAGATGCCCATTTGAAGAAGATGAATTTCTCGGTTGAGGATTATTCAAATTCGGATTCAGATTCCCGACTTGATGGGGGATTGTACAAGGTACGATATGCCTATACCGAGAACATCAGCGCAAACTCAAGAGATTTCTGCGTTGAGATGGTGGATGCTTCTCAAAATGGAATTGTGTTCCGCAAGGAGGATATTGATATGATGAGTTTCTCCGGAGAGAATGGACAATTTGCCCCCAAAGGTCAAAGCGTTTACTCTATTTGGAAATGGAAGGGTGGGGTTTATTGCCATCACGCCTGGAGGCGTTTGGTTTATTTCCGCAAGAGAAATTCCAAAGGACAATTTTTACCGGAGATGGGATTGGAGAATGACAAACAAGTTTCGGTAGGGGAGGCATCTGCTGCTGGATTCCCTTCGGACAAACTATTTCCATCGGGATGGGCAACGGCATCAACGCCACCGATTGATACACCATCACGCGGATCTCTAAAATACAAATAACAAATGGCAACGGCTTTATTTATCAAGCGAGAGGATTTGGTGCGGAATACCGCATTGGGAGGGAATGTTGACACGGACAAATTCATTCAGTTCATCAAGATTGCCCAGGAGATCCACATTCAGAATTACCTCGGTACGAAACTCTACGACAAGATCTCGAATGATATCATTGCCGGGACATTGGCGGGGAACTACCTCTCCCTGGTAAATTCATACATCCAACCTATGCTCATTCATTTTGCAATGATGGAGTATTTGCCTTTTGCTGCCTATACGATTGCGAATGGTGGGGTGTATAAACATCAAAGCGAGAACTCTGCAAGTGTAGACAAGACCGAGGTGGACTTTCTGATCGAGAAGGAGAGAAAGATTGCGGAATTCTATGTGCGGAGATTTGTGGACTATATGACTTTCCATCAAAGCAGTTATCCGGAGTACAATCAGAATGTGAATGAGGATATCTACCCGGATCACGATGTACAATACTCCGGTTGGGTTTTATGAGTAAGAAAAAGACATACGAACCAAAGAAGAATAACATTTTCAAACTGAAAAGTTATTTAAAAGAGAAAGAGAAGAATGGCAAATCTTATTAGTTGGGGAACGATATACTGCGAAACCTGGTGGGGAGACACTGATCAAACAACTCTCTCTATCCAGAACGAGAGTGCGCCTCCTTGTTTTGCCCCGGTAAATGATATTGCTATCGCTTTCCGGGATCGAGTTTTGGCTGATGGAGGAACCTTTGAAGGGTACGATTGCCTTGTCGCGGCCTTGCAAGATTTGGGAGAGGATAACTATTACGAACTATTTGATACCTATATCCAACGGATGACTGATGATGGGGCTACGCTCGAAGGCCGAGACTGCCTTGTTGAACAATTATTTAA